ACGGACTTTCGAGCAATACCGAATGTTCAGTCTTTAGTGCCTGCCAGATTGACTCAAGTGCGGAGACTTGGTATGCGCGCGGTTTCAAAAGGGCACCTTCCCGTCGCTCCAATCCTTCCGACAATATTTTTCGTTATTTAAATTGCACATCCGGCACTGAAACCAATCGACTCTATCGCTGATACCCCTTGGCGGCTCCTTCGATTCGATGATAAGGCGGGCCTTTTCCCTCAGCCGCTCGAATAAAGCGCGGTCGAACTTGACGCGCTCCTGTATCCGCTCGGAAGTGTTTTTATTCTCGATGACAAACAGGCACCGTACCAACTTCGCATACCCCATGTAGAGCTGTGCCTGAGCGAAGTATTTAGCATCCGATTCGATGCCGTTTTTTTTAAACTCATTGAATCGTTTATCACTCGCGGACTTGACCTCAAGGATATGAGTCTTACTGCTTTCCTTGAGTCCGGTTATCCTCCCGTCCGAATGACCTCTGAACAGCCCGTCGAAGTCCGAGTAGGAGTTCGCCTTCGCGGAGCGATTGACTTTCAGCCCGGCAAGCCGCAGGTCGCGCACCACGCGCGCCTCGATGAGATGACCTGTGTCGAATAACCTGTGCATCCGGCCTGAGAACTCCTCTATGGGCGCCGCATGGTACTTTATCCATAATCTCCGCACACACTCGTCGCCTATTTCGCTCATACCCAGATATCCGCGCGGAGGTTCCGATTGCGCCTTGAGCGCCACGGCCTTATCTACCGTTGCGATAGTGTCCTCTTCATATAAAAAAGTCAGGTCTGCCATATTTTTTCCTTTAAATCACTATATGCTGAAACCCGTTTACCGACTCGATAATCTCGCCGTCCAGCTTCTCGCTGTTGGGCTCCCGTCCTATCGCCGCCGTCTCCTCACCCTGACGCCAGACTGCGTAGCCCCTGCCAGCGTACCTTCCCTGCGGATTGATTATCCCCTCAGTCCTCGCCACGCACGCAGGGATGCCGAGGACTTTAAAATGCTCCAGCCACAACTGTAATGCCCCATCGAAATTCTCAACGCACTCGGTAACGCGAAAGTATGGGTACATTGGGCCTCCTACTTTAAAAGATTTCTTTCGGTGTAAATAGTACACCCTGTCTCTTGTGCTTCTCCAGTCTATCCACTGCGGCATTGAAATAATCAACATCGATTTCAAAACCATCGAGGGCAAACCCCATATTGTAGCAGGCAATAGCCGAGCTACCACTTCCCAAATGTGTGTCCAGTATCTTATCACCCGGCTTAGCATAGTTTTTTAGGAGCCACTCGTAGAGCTTGACGGGCTTTTGGGTGGGGTGGATGCGAGACTCTTTGTTTTTCATGTTTTCTTGGAGCATCCCATGCCATTTGTATTTAATCTTGCGGACTGCCGTTTTGAAACTTGTCCATGCAAGCTCGCAATCGGCATAGCCGTTATCGCCGTTGTCCTTATCCCAAACAATCCAACATGATGACGGTGAAAGAATAAAGTAATTGCCACCCCAAATAATTTGCTGCTTACTCACCCTCTTTAGTTCCTCAAAATATTGCAAGGATGGTGTTTCAGAATCCCACTTTTTAAGTCCATATTCTTTGCAAGTTGCCTTGCTTTTGCCATATTGAGTACCGCCTCTTGTATAATTGCTTGCACCTATCCCATACGGCGGGTCAACTATGCAAAGCGAGTAATATTTATCCGGTATCTGAGATAACATTTTCATACAGTCGGCTTGATAAAGGCGTATACCACCGGATATATATTCCTGCTCGTAATCCTTATATTCCACGAAACCACTCCGGTTCTCTTATGAAGTCTGAAAAGTAACGGGCTTTAGTATAGTATTCCTTTATTTTGACGCGGCGTACAGAGCACCCGACAATGTACGCGCCCGCCTTTCTAACGAGGTCAAACCTACCCCGGTCGGGTTCCAACGGGCCGTTATTGCGCGTCAAACTTTACTTACCAGGCTGCCGGTGTTTTGTCCGCTGCCAACACGGGTGCCGCGACAGTCACCGCGCGGTAGTCCGTTACCTTATTAGATTTCAGCATCTTGCCTTTACCGGTTACGGGGTCTTTATCTTCTGGCTTGTTCGATTCAAAGTCCTCGACCGTCAGTTTCGCCTCGAACGGCCTGCCGTGTAACGGCTCGGTGCGGCTGAGGGTGTCCTTATGTCCGATGGCGACGGCAATCTTTCCGAGCGCGCCCCGGCCTATTTTCTGTGCGACCTCGGAGAGATTGACAATGTTAAGCCTATCTATCACCGTGCGGCCGGTGCCGTCCTGTAACTCATAGGTGAAGACGAGCATCTTCCCCTTACCCGAGCTCGTGTCCTTGACCTCACTTGCTGTTATGACGACCTTCTTCCAGCCCGGCTCTATTATCTCGAAGCCGCCCTTATGACCCGCCGCATCCTGTTCGGGGTTTGCATTGTAACCTAATTCGCTCATGTTATTTTTCTCCTTCTGGTTTAGTTGTGCGGCTGTTTTTTATCGCCGCAATTAATGTGTTCCACGCCTCGCCCTTGATAAACGGCAGTTCCGGCGGCAGACCGTAACGGTTTTTCGCGCGGTATGCCGGGCGCTCCTCAGTGTACATCAGTCGGTTCTGCCCACCGGTGCCGCGCACGACTTTCTTATTGAATCCCACATCCGTCTTTTCGACGAAAACCTGATTATTAACAAACAACACGGCATCGCCCCATTCGATTATTTTCGGGGCCGCTGTTTTATGTAGTTTAATCTGATACCGGTCGTAGGGCTCAGTGTCCGGGCTATCAAACCGTTTAACCTCGGCATGCCCGATGAGAATTATCGCCATGCCTTTTTTGATTCTGAGCTCATCAAGGGCAAAAAGCAACCTGTTCCACTGGTCGAGGGCGAAATGGTATCCCTTCGCGTAGGCGAATGCGCTCTTCTTTTCCATCCCCTCGATATTAGGCTCCCCGTGTATGGCGCAGGTCGCCTGCCAGACGAGAGGTTCCAACCAGTCGAGCGTGTCGATGACGACCGTCTTGTAGTCATGCTTCTCCAAAAACAAAACGCGAAGCTGACCCATCACATCGTCGAATGATAGTGCCTTCGGGAATTTTGCCGCGTCTATCTCATTCAGCCCGTCCTCGGTCTGAATAAAAATTGGGTTGAATGCTGACGCTCCAAATGTTGATTTACCCATGCCCTCCATTGCGTATAGGACTATGCGAGGCGGGAGATTCGTTTTGCCCGTAGTGATATTTTTTAAAGAAAAGTCGCTCATCATTCCACCTCCTCGACCTTTACCGAGTCCTTCGCGGGCTTGACCGAGATGAACTTCTGGCAGACGGCGAAGACTTCGGGGTTTGCCGTCTCTATCGCGCGGAGCTTTTTAAGGTCGAGCGACGGCTTATATATCACGGGGTCTATACTCTTCGGAATCAGGTACATATTTTTGAAGTACAGCTTCTCGTCAAGGGTGCGGGTGAGTTTGCGCACCACCTTGATTTTAAGCCCGTCCACCTCGCGGGACTCAGTGCCCTCCAGCTCGCCGGGAATGAGAGCGGATATGGCGAGTTCAATTTCCACGCGGAGCGACCGGTAGTGCTCTTCTTGCGCTTTTATCAGCTGGAAACTTTTTACGAGGGATTCGAGAGATAGTTCGGGGGGCGCGTTTGGCGCTGGCATGACTGACATGGCGGTACTCCTTTTTAGGTGGCCGTTTCCATTAACCGACTATTCGATTATGATGGGGCTGGCCTGATGAGATGATTATATCAGGACGAAAAAGAATGTCAAGAAAAAAGTTGACATGAGAATAAAAAAGAGTTAATGTAATAAAAAACGGAGGTAATAAAATGAATTCTACAGGATTAATTCCCGCGCCGCTGACTATTAAAGAGGCCGCAGAAAAGCTCAATATGAGCCCTCACTGGGTATGGTTAAAGGTTAAGGATAATAAAATTGTCAGTATCCGAAAAGGTGATAAGATTTTCATCTCCGTGGATGAGATTAACCGGATAAATCAGGAGGGGTGCGAGTGAAGATTACGCCGATACAGACCTCATATAAGGGGTATCTTTTTCGCAGCCGCCTGGAGGCCAGGTGGGCGGTCTTTTTTGATACTCTCGGCATCAAGTGGGAATACGAAAAAGAAGGATATGACCTCGGTGACGCGGGACGATATCTGCCGGATTTCTGGTTGCCTGGATTTCATTTTAAGGAAACAGGACTATGGGTTGAGATAAAGCCTTATATCAATATTGGCAATGATGCCATGAATAAAATAGTTGCCCTTTGTCATTATACTCAAGAATCATTACTTTTATTAGATGAAGTTCCAGACTCAAAGGAATATCATCTAATTCTTCCATCGCAATTAAATGAGGTTAAATCAAGGAGGATTTGTTTTCATAGTAAATATTTAAAAGGCGGGCGGGATTCTAATGAATATAGATTGTATGAATATCCCACAGAAAATGAATGTAGAGATGTAGCACCAGAAAAAGCTATCGCCGCCGCGCGCTCTGCCCGTTTCGAGCATAAATAAAATCTCACAGGAGCCGCCCTCATGCCATTATCCGACCTACTCACTGTCATGCAATCTATTGGATTGTCTCCAGCTCAAATCGTTCCCGGCAAATGGATTCGTTTCCCGGGTATAGGAAAAAAATCCAATAACAAGGCAGGATATTGTTACCTTTTTCCTGATATGTTAGGAGCCGTCTTCGGCGACTATGCTTGTGGTCTTCGCGAGACATGGCAGGCCGAGAAGATGGAATCATTCACGCCTGCCGAGCGCATAGACTATCAGAAGATGATAGAGAGTGCGCAAAAGAAGGCTGTAGAAGAACAGGAGCGGGAATACTCGGAAGCGGCCTTTCGCGCGCAAAGAGAATGGGATGTATTACCGGCCTCTACCGATGAGCACCTGTATCTTATGAAAAAGCGCGTCAAGAATCACGGACTCCGGCAAAAAAACGATTTACTTATCATGCCTATCTATTCCACCGAAGGGCGGATTACCTCATATCAATCAATCGCGCCGGATGGCACGAAAAAGCTCATGTACGGCGGCAGAAAAAAGGGCAGCGCATTCCCTATCCCCGGCAGTATGAATCGAGTCTATATCGTTGAGGGGTACGCCACGGGCGCGTCCGTCCATGAGGCTACAAGCTGCATGGTTATAGTGGCGGTCGACGCGGGAAATCTTTTATCTGTTGCCGTAAGCGCCTCAAAGAAGTACCCCAATATAATCGTTTGTGCCGACAATGATAAGGCTGGGCTTGACGCGGCCCGGAAAGTCGAGGCGGAGACAGGCATACCTTTTATCTATCCTGAAAATATCAGTGGTACAGACTTTAATGACATGGCGTCGGAGTTAGGATTATCCGCTGTTACGGATGCCATGATTCGCGGGCGTATGATTAGGCCTTATCAAAAGCAGTCCATTCAATCATCCTCATACCCTGACGAGATTTTTAATCCGCCGGGTCTCTTGAAAGTTATCGCCGATTATTATTCAGCTACCGCCGTTCGTCCCCAGCCGCTTTTCGGAATTGCGGCCGGACTTGCGCTCGGGAGTGTGGTGTTAGGCCGACGGTATAGGACGGAATATAAAAATTATACGAGCCTCTATATGATTGTCGCGTCCAAATCGGGGACAGGGAAAGACCATGTTAAACAGGTATGCCGCGAGATTATGAAGGCAGCCGGGATAGAATGGATGGAGCGGTCCGAAGGGTTCACCGCCGCGAATACGGTTATAAAGAGCCTCGAAAATCAACCTCTTCAGATATCGTTTTTCGAGGAGATTGGTTTAAGGCTGCAAGAAGCGGCCACAAATCCACGATCATCATCGCGTGGAACATTTCGTAAATTACTCGATATATTTTCATCATGCCATAGCTTTAGTGTGTCGGAGGAATACGCGGATAATTCGGTGCACAGGGTTGACCGTCCGGCATTGACAATGGTCGGGCTTACAACACCCAGGGCGTTAACAGGCGCGATAAACGAATCGCTCATAGAACAGGGCTTCGTTAATAGAATATTGCCTTTTATTAGTCGTGAGGATAGGTGTTGCGCCCCACTGGATATATCGAGTTGTAATACTCCCGTGCCGGACGAAATAACCGAATGGGTCAAGGATGTATGGCTCAAGGGCAATATTTCCGAGGCGGGGGTGCCATGCTGCCCCGGTATTGAAAATGAAATTGTTGTACCATTTACGGTTGAGTCCATAGCGGAACTTAATCGGATTGACGCTGATATTGTCGAAATGGCTAATGGCCTCGAAAAGCATGGACTCGATGATATGATTTCCCGGAATAGAGAAATCGCTATGAGGGTTGCGTTAATTGCCGCCGTTATGGACGGACAGACGGATGTCGGTGTGGTATATATCCGATGGGCGTGGAAGCTGGTGTATTATTTATATTCACGCTATATCGAGGAGATTCGGAGGAATGTATCTGGTAGTGACTATGAGAAATCGAAACTGGAAGCTCTCACAGCACTCAGGAGCGCCGGTAAGGATGGGGTGCGCCCTGCCGACATGCCAAAGGTTAGACCGTGGTCTAAGTGGCCTCACAAGTTGCGTAGTGAGATTTTAGGTGAGCTTCAGTCCAGCGGATTGGCGGATAGGGGTAAAATTAGGACAGGTAAAGTAGGCCAACCAAAGGATGTATGGATTGCGTTGGAATAATACTTTGAATACTTTTTTTTAAGGTTTCAGAGTATTACGGCTGTAAGTGGTTGATTTTATTAGTCTTAATAATACTCTTAATACTTTAATACTTATACTATACTATACTATATATAAAATGCGCGCGTACGCGAGGGAGTGTTTATGGGTTTATAGGCCAAAGTATTCAAAGTATTAAAGTATTATTTTTCTCTTTAAAAATCAATATATTACGATAGTAATAAGCCAAATAATACTTTATGACGACTAAAAGTATTAGGATTACAGGCAATTGTAGGCGTTAAAGGAAAGGGAGGGTGAAGATGAAAACACTTAGCGTCATCCGCCACGGACACTGCTCCGTGTGCGATACGGACAAAACCGTGTTTGTTTATCGGGAAGGGGATAAACTTTTACCGGAAATCTGCGGAGCGTGCGATGAGGAGGGGGTATGAAAGTTTCAAATATGGCTAAAAAGAATATCAGAGACTTCACTACGGAGGACACCATGATTTTAAAAAAGGCCATGCAAACAATATCTGGAGGTCGGTGAAGTGACTATCCGCCGTGCCTCCGAGCACGACCATCAAGTAGCTCTATTCCGGTGGGCTGAACTCAACCACAAGCGTTACCCTGAACTTTCCGCGCTCTATGCTATCCCTAATGCCGGCCGTAGGACGCTCAGGATGGGCGCCAGTATGCGAGCAGAAGGGTTGAAGGCCGGAGTGCCAGATATCTGCCTGCCGGCCCGTAGGGGCGATTGTGGAGCGTTATATATCGAACTGAAGGCACCTAAAGGCAAGGTTTCCGAGCTGCAACGAATATGGCTATCCAGGCTGACGGCTCTCGGTAACCGTGCCATAGTTTGTTATGGGTGGGAAGATGCACGCGATGAAATAGAGGAATATCTGAAACTGGCACGTGGAACATAGGGGAATAATGCGCTTGACAAATTACTTTAATTATGCTTAGGTGTTGGCATGGTTAAAAAGCTTCAAAAACCGCGACCCGACAGAAAGCTCAATATGCGGGAGACTAAGCTCATAAAGGCATTAGCCGATGGAGTATTGCCAACACAAGCCATGAGGGATGCAGGATACAGTGATGCGACGGCCAGAGGTAGGGCTGGGGAGAAAATTGGAGAAGCTCGGATTCAAGCCTCAATTCAAGAACTTATGGAGGCCAGAGGCCTCACGAAAGATAAGCTTTTATCTAAGCTCGACGAGGGTCTCGATGCAAAGAGGGATGAGACTATGCCCGACTATCAGGCCCGCCACAAATACCTCGACACAGCCTTAAAGCTCGGCAGTCATTACCCGACAGACAAGGTAGAGCACTCCGGCATCATCGAACTCAAAGGGATTGAGGTAAAGATAGTTGACTGATGGAATAGCCCAGATAGAGTTTCCTCGCAAGATGCTGCCGCTCCTCTCTCCGGCGCGTTACAAAGTGCTCTACGGCGGCAGGGGCGGTATTAAAAGCCACTCCATAGCCCGCGCCCTGCTCGTACAGGGAGCCAAAGAACCTCTTCGCATACTCTGCGCTCGTGAGCTTATGAAGTCCATCAAGGACAGCGTTCACAGGCTCCTCTCCGACCTAATTAATCAGTACAACCTGCAATCCTACTACACCATCCAGAACGCCACGGTCAAGGGCAAGAACGGCACGGAGTTCTTCTTCGAGGGTCTCCGCCATAACGCCGCCCAGATAAAGAGCTACGAGGGCGTTGACAGGGTATGGGTCGAAGAGGCCGCGACTGTCTCCAAGTCCAGTTGGGACTACCTCATACCCACTATCCGCAAGGACGGCTCCGAGATATGGATGAGCCTCAATCCCGAACTTGAGGAGGATGAGACCTATCAGCGGTTCATCCTCGACCCGCCGACCGACGCCGTTGTAATCAACACTTCATGGCGCGACAATAAATGGTTCCCCGCCGTGCTCCAACAGGAGATGGAGGATTGCAAGCGCCGGAGCGAGGCTGACTACCTCAATATCTGGGAGGGGCAGTGCAAGCAGGCAATCGAGGGCGCGGTGTACGCCATAGAGCTGGCCGAGACGCGGGAGAATGGCAGGGTAACAACAGTTCCCTACGATAAACGGTATCCGGTGCACACCTTCTGGGACTTGGGGTATGCGGATTACACTTCTATCTGGTTTATTCAGAAGGCCGGCTTCGAGTACCGGGTTATAGACTTCCATCAAGACCACCTTCGCGATATAGACCACTATGTACAGGTGCTCGACAAGAGAGGTTATTCATACGGCACCGACCACCTCCCCCATGACGGCAGGGCCAGACAGCTGGGCACGGGTAAGTCCATTGAGGAGATGCTACAGGCCAAGGGACGACGGGTTGCCATCGCCCCGAGGCTCGGTATCCCTGATGGTATAAACGCCGTCCGCATGGTGTTCAATGCGCTTTATTTCGATAAGAACAAATGCGCGGACGGGCTACAGGCTCTCCGGCGTTACCGCTACGACAAGGACTCTGAAACGCAACGCACATCGAAAGAGCCTTTACATGACGACAATTCCCATGCCGCAGACGCACTCAAAACATTCGCCACAATGCCCAATGTCCAATGGGAGGCGGTGGTGGACAGGGCCCAGATGGAGCGCACGGGCGGGCAGGTACAGCGTTCCTCAGGCGAATGGTTGCCGCAGGAGTTGAGATGATGAGAGAAATATCGAGGGGCAAGGGTTCTTTCCCTGTTAATGAGTTCGATTATGAAAACCTTTACTTTGAGGCTTTACATGGTGACAAGGTGTATGCGTATTGCCATGTGCAGATAATACCCGGAGTGGCCTACATACACCTGTATGTCCAGAAATGGGGCAAGTCAGTTCTAAAAGAGATGAGGGCTGATTTTGATGCGCTGAAAGCTGAATTTAGAGCGCGGGGGATATGGCGCGTACTTGGTACTCACCCCGTTGACGGCTCCGGCAAATGGTGCCGGTTTATAAAATTACTCGGTTTCGACAAGATAATTGGTGCGGTCATGCCCGAGGGCGAACCCTGTAAGCTTGCAATGATGGAGGTTTAATATGGGACTCGAAACAGCGGCGTTGATAGCTTTAGCGGGAGCATCGGCATTTCAGGGTTATCAGTCCTACGAGGCCGGGCAGGAGACCAAGAAACAGGCCCGCCAACAGGAGCAGGCCGCAACGAAGCTCCGGGCCGACGAGGAGCGCGAACGACTACAGGCTACAATGCGCAACCAGAAGCGTAAGGGGGCCACGGGAGAACCCGGCACGAGGGACACCATCCTCACCAGTCCCCTTGGGTTGCCGGGTAGTCCGCAGACCGGCCCCAAAACGCTTTTAGGGGCTTGACATGGCTGGCGTATTGGCTGAGATAATCGTGGCAATTGTATTCATCGCCATATTCGTGTGGTTGGCGGACGGGAGTCCATATTGAGTAAAACACTGACAAAAAGACAGCAGGTAGAGTCTCAGGTCGAGTTCATGCGGACGGAGCGCGAGCCGTTCATCCAGCAATGGCGCGAGATAGCCGAGAACCTGTTCCCCACGCGCCCCCGGTTCCTGCTTGAAAGGAATACCGACCGGGGAAAGAAGAAGTATAACAAGATACTCGACCTCGCAGGTGCCTTGGCGGCCCGCGTGTTACCCGCTGGCATGATGGCGGGGCTGACCAGCCCCGCTCGTCCGTGGAAGCGTTTAACCGTACACGACCCTGGCCTCGCCGAGTTCGGCCCGGTTAAGGACTGGCTACACATGGCTGATACTCGGATGTCCTCGATATTTTCAAGGTCTAATCTGTACAGCGCATTCCCAAACCTCTATAAGGACAGCGGCGGCATGGGCACGGGAGTCATGGAGATAGAGGAGGACTTCGATAAGGTCATCCGCGCCTATGTCTATCCCGTCGGCTCGTATATGCTGGCCTGTGATTATAAGCTCCGGGTCAATGTCTTTGCACGAGAGTTGACCTTGACCGTGAGGCAGGTCGTGGAGCGGTTTGGGAGAATTACCGAGTCCGGCGCCCCCGATTGGAGCAGGTTTAGCCGGCAAGTCAAAGACCTCTACGACAGGTGTTCTTACGAGGCGCCCGTATCCGTTACGCACCTCATACAGCCCAACAAGGACTACAGCCCGAATAATCTCATGTCCCAGAAGTTCGAGAGCCTTTACTGGGAGACGGGGTTTCCCGATGCCACGGGCGACGAGGGCAGGTATTTGAGAGAGGCCGGATATGGCTATTTCCCCATACTGGCGGCCCGATGGGATGTCTCCGGGGAGGATGTTTATGGTACATCGTGTCCCGGCATGATAGCCCTCGGCTCAGTAAACCAGCTCCAATACGGCGAGAAGAAGATATTACAGGCCCACGAGAAAATGATAGACCCGCCCATGATGTATCCGCTGGCACTGCAACACAAGAATATCACCGGGCTACCCGGCGAAAAGATATTTATCGACGAGAGGGACGGCACTAAGGGAGCGCGGAGCCTGTACGAGTCCCGGTTCAGTTCGGAGCACATTGAGGCCAAGCAGCAGCAGTTAAGGGCGATGGTTAACGAGACCTTTTATAAAAACCTGTTCCTGATGTTCACAGGCCTCGACAGGCGCGAGATAACCGCCGCCGAGATATACGCCCGGCAGGAGGAGAAACTACTACTGGGCGAGGTTTTGGAGCACCTGAACGAGGATGTTTACGACCCGTTGATAGATATTACCTTTGACATAATGATGAGGCAGGGGCTGTTACCACCCCCGCCGCCCGAGTTGGAAGGGGAGGACTTGAAGGTCGAGTATGTCTCCATCATGCACCAGGCGATGAAGGTCTCCGGGCTTTCGAGTGTGGACAGGCTCACGGGGTATATCGGGCAGCTGGCGCAGTTCAATCCCGAAGTCCTCGACAAGTTCGACATGGACCAGGCGGTTGACGAGTACGCCGAGATACTTGGCACGCCGCCGAGGGTAGTCCGCCCCGATGATGAAGTGGAGGGGATACGGGAGGGCAGGCGGCAGGCTCAACAGGCACAGCAACAGGCACTTGCGTTATCCGAGGGAGCTAAGACGGCTAAAGACCTTGCTTCGGCTGATATGGGCGGCAATAACGCGCTTACGCAACTGATAAAGGCATCACAGACCGGGGCGATAGTGTGATGGACGAAGAGACCAAAGACAAAGAGATAGAGAAGCGCAGGCAGGAGCTTTCCGACCTCCGGGCGGTCATGGCGACCGACGAGGGGGCGCGGTTCATCTACCGGCTGATAAACGATATTTGCGCTTACGACCGTATCTTGTGCCAAAATTCGGGAAGTATGACATATTTCGACCTCGGCGAGCGTAACATCGGCAGGATAATCAAGGGCGAGGTCTATAAGATTGCACTCGACAGGTACCAGGCTATTGAGAGGGAGAGAAATGCAGAAACTTCTTGACCTTCTAAGGCATTTTGAAGAGAATAAGCTCTATGGCGAGGTGCTCGTGAAGATGGAGGCAGGGAAAGTCGTAATCATTAAGAAAACGGAGTCGATAAAGCCTTAACTAAATAATAGCCTACTGAATCAATCAGGGGTGGATTGGACACATAAAGTGTCTGGTCTGCCCCTTTTTTATTATCGAACGCGAATCACGCGAAAGGAGAACAAACATGGCAGACGAGCTTAATACCGAAGGCGCGGCACAGGCTAACCCCGACGAGGCGGCTGGCGGTAACGAGGCGGGAGAGGCAACAGCCAACCCCGAGGAGAAGGGCGGAGAATCCGCAGAGACGAACAAGGAAAGCAAGGGGGAAGTCCCTGAGAGCTACGATTTGAAGCTCCCCGACAACATGCTTATCTCCGACGAGTACCTGACCGTGCTCAAGGCCGAGGCCAAGAAGAAGGGACTGACCAACGAGGCGGCGCAAGAGTACCTCGACAGCCAGCACCGGGCCGTTGACACCTACCACCAGTCCCTCATGGGTAAGTTCGAGGCCGAACGGGACGGTTGGGTAAAGGCAGCCGAGGCGGACAAGGAGATAGGCGGGGACGGATTCAAGGAGAATGTCGAGGTATCGCGACGGCTCATCAAGGAAGTGGCCTCAAAGGAATTTTACGAGAAGGTGCTCGCGCCCAAGAGTGAAGGCGGACTCGGTTACGGAGACCACCCGGAGATGGTGAGGATATTTACGCGCCTCGCCAAGAAGGGGTTCGCCGAGGACAAGGCCGTACACGGAACGGGGGCGAATGCCGAGAATCAATCCCTTGAAAAGCGGCTCTACCCTGACCTTGCATAACACATAAAGGAGAAAAACAATGGCGACGATAGGAAGCAGTTATTTGACCCTTGCCGACGCGGCGAAGCTGATGGACCCGTCGGGTAAGGTAGTGGATGTGGTCGAGCTTTTGAGCCTGACCAACGGGGTGCTGGACGATATGCTCTTCAAGGAGGGCAACCTCCCCACGGGCGAGCAGTTGAGCGTGCGGACTGGCCTGCCGACTGTGGCATGGAGGATGGCTTACAAAGGCGTGGCTGTAAGCAAGAGCACCACAGCGCAGGTAACTGAGGGATGTGGACTACTGACGGGCAGGTACGAGATAGACCGTCTCATAGCCGACCTCAATGGCAATACGGCGGCTTTCAGGGCGTCCGAGGCCAAGTCCTTTACCTCGGCCATGAACATCGAGATGGCCTCGACCCTGTTTTATGGTAACAGCGGCACCGCACCGGAGGAGTTTACCGGGCTGGCTCCGAGATATGCGTCCACTTCGGCGCCCAACGGGCAGAACATTCTCTCGGCCGGTGGTGCCGGCTCGGACAATACTTCGGTCTGGCTCGTCGGCTGGGGCGACCCCGTTTATGGCGTCTACCCCAAAGGTAGCAAGGCGGGCCTTATAAGAGAAGACTTGGGCGTGATAGACGCCTTCGACTCCTCGAACAACAGGTTCAGGGCGTATGCCGAGCTGTGGGAGTGGAAGCTGGGACTTGCGCTCCGCGATTGGAGGTATGTCGTGAGGATACCGAACATCGACATATCCGACCTCGCCGCGCTGGCGACCACGCAGGCCACGACTGCCGCAACCTACCTGCCTAAGCTGATGAGTAGGGCGCTGGACAGGATACCGACTCCCAACGGCGTGAGGCTTGCGTTCTACGCCAATAGGAGCGTGTTGAGCTTGCTCAGGGTAGCCGCCATGGAGAAGTCATCCAGCGCGGTCACCATCGAGGCGGGACTTAACCAGTTCGGTCAGACCATACACACCACCAAGTTCCTCGGTGTACCGGTGAGGGTGTCGGACGGTCTGATTTCCACTGAAGCAGTTGTC